TACTGCTACTGCTTTAGAAAATGCTAGAGCAATTAATGGTGTAAGTTTTAATGGAACAGGTGATATAACTGTAACTGCCGCAGCAGGAACATTATCAGGTAATACACTTAAATCAACAGTAACTGCATCTAGTTTAACCAGTCTTGGAACACTAGCTAGTAATTTAAACTTAGGTGGACAAGATATTGTAACTACAGCATCCAATCAAGATATTGATCTTGCGGCACATGGAACTGGTAGAGTTGTAGTTAAAGGCAATGATAACGCAGGAGCACTTGTTCTTAATTGTGAAGCAAACAGTCATGGTCAAACAATTCTAGCTGCACCACATTCTGCTAGAGCGGCTAATACATTAAGACTTCCTGATCATGGTATTGATGTTACTACTACATCAGATTTAGTTTCTACAACAATAGCACAAACTTTAACTAATAAAACTATTGACTCAGATAGTAATACAATAACAAACATTGTTAACGCTGATATAAAATCTAGTGCAGCAATTGCAAATTCAAAACTAGCTAACTCTTCTATTAACTTTGGTGGTGTATCTTTAGCATTGGGTGCAAGTGATACAACACCTGCTTTTGATTTATCTGATGCAACTGCCTATCCTACAAGTTCACTAGTAGGAACAATTACAAATGCACAACTTGCAGGTAGTATTGCTAATAGTAAACTAGCAAATGACTCAGTAAGTTTTGGAGGAATATCTCTAGATTTAGGAGCAAGTGATGCTACTCCTGCTTTTAATTTATCAGATGCAACTAATTATCCTACAAGTTCATTGTCAGGAACAATTACAAATGCACAGTTAGCAGGGTCTATAGCTAATGCTAAACTAGCTAACTCAAGCATAACTGTAGCAGATGCTTCTAGCTCAACAGCTATAGCGTTAGGTGGTACACTTACCTTTTCAGGAACAAGTAATGAAGTTGTGGTTGGAGAGAGTTCAGGAACAATAACGATTGGGTTGCCAGATGCGATTACAGCAAATGTTACAGGTGCTTTAACAGGTAATGCAGACACAGCCACAGCATTAGCTACAGGTAGAACTATTGGAATGACAGGAGATGTTGTTTGGACATCTGCTAGTTTTACTGGTGCAGGTAACGTAACAGGATCAGCTACAATACAAGCAGGTGCTGTTGAAAATTCTATGTTGGCAGACGATGCTGTTGGTGCTGCTGAACTTGCATCAAACGCTGTAGTCAACGCAAGTGTAGCATCAAATGCAGCAATAGCATTTAGTAAGATGGCAGACTTAACAGTATCAAGGGCATTAGTGTCAGATGGTAGTGGTAATCTTATTGTAAGTGCTGTTACATCAACAGAGATAGGTCACTTAGATGGTGTGACATCAGCAATACAAACACAGATAGATGCAAAGACAACAGCAACAGCAGCATCTAATGAAGCAACAGCATTAGCAATAGCGTTAGGATAAAATATGGCAAATACATTTAAACTTAAAAACAATGCACTAATGCCAAGTAGTGCAGGAACACCAGATACATTATATACTGTTCCAAGCAGCACAACAACAATCGTTCTTGGATTAATGTTATGTAATGTACATACTTCTCAAGTTACGGCTACTGTCACAGTAACAGACAACGAAAGTGCTGATGTTGTTTCTCACTTGTTAAAAGATGTTCCAGTACCAGCAGGAAGTAGTATTGAGGTTATGGCAGGAAATAAATTAGTTTTGGAAGCAACTGATATTATTAAAGTAGACTGTTCTGTAGCTGATAAAATTAGTGCTACAATGAGTATCATGGAGATAACCTAATGCCATACATAGGTAAAGATGTAGCAACAGCATATCAAAGTACAACAGCCGTACAGAGATTTAATGGTGACGGCAGTGATACAACATTTACGTTGACAACAACTGTAAGTTCTGTGCAAGACGTTCTTGTATCTGTAGATGGTGTGGTACAGGATACGGCAGCTTACACAATACCTGATGGTACAACTTTAACTTTTACTGCCGCACCTTCAAGTGGAACAGGTAACATATTTGTAAACTACCTAGCTCCTCAAGCATCAACAATAACACCTGCCGCTGAGAACAAAGGTAACTTTAAAGGTGGTGGATTATTTAGAACAAATGCTCAGTCATTGACAGCGAACATAACAATACTTGCTACAGAAAATGCTAACGTAACAGGACCTTTTACTGTTGCAAGTGGAGTGACACTTACGATTGAGTCAGGTGGGACATTGGTGACTTTATGAGTACATTACTAGCAGATACAATTAGAAAAACTGGTGGAACAGCAGGAGTAGACATAAGAGTAAAAAATACTTCTGTGTATGAAACAGACAACAGCACTAGCAATACACAAAATCTTGTGCAAAGCTTAGTAAAAACTTGGTTTACTGCAACAAATGATAGTGGAGATGCTATTTTTAATGATTCATTTAATTGTAGTTCTACAACAGATGTTGCAGGTGGTAATTATACAATAGCATTTACTAATAACTTTGGAGGAAACAAAATATATACAGTATCTGGTTGTATGGGTCATGCATCAGATGTTACTGACCATGTTTACAATGTTCAACCAAAACAAGATGATGATGTGACATCAAGTAGTATAGAACTTGTAACAGCATACGCTTCAGCTAGTGCATCAGGGATTGCTGATTATGCATATTTAAATGCAACAATGTGTGGAGACTTAGCATGAGTACAGCTAAAGTCAACACTCTTACAGGCACAACTTCAGCAGGTTCAATCGTTGTAACAGGTGAAGGTGGTTCTACTACTACTAATCTGCAACAAGGTTTAACCAAAGTTTGGTATGCAGGAAATCATAGTGGTGGAGCAATTTCTGCTACTGATAGTTTTAATGTTGGTAGCTATACAGATGTAGCGTCAGGTATTCATAAACCTAATTTTACAAATAACTTTAGGGCAGCAGAAGGCTATGGTCATGCAGGAACACATGGTGCAAATGAAGACGTAATTGATAATCATTACACACAACAAGTTCATAATAGAAACGACATAGATACAGGAAGTTGTGAAATTGTATCAGCGTATGGTAATGCTGGTGCACAAGGTGTGGCAGATTATCACTATGTTACTAATCAGTTTGTAGGAGACTTAGCATAATGGCTTTTGGTAATTTAAAATTTGATACGCTGACAACTTCTGATGCTAAGAACACAAGTACAGAAAAGTCTATTGATACGAGTTATTTATTTAATGGTGTGGCAAAGGCTTGGAGTAACATTAATGGAACTAGCACTTTAGCTACTAGAGATAGCTTTAATGTAGGTAGCACTACAGATAATGGCACAGGTAATTATACTAATAATTTTACTAACAATATGTCTAATGATGGTTTTTCAGCATCAGTTAATAGCCAAGATGCATCTACTAGAACTAATGTACATTCAAGTTTTGAAGGACAAACTACTAGCACTATTTTAACATATCATTATGAAGGTGGTAGTTTAGTAGATACTAATAGACAAGGTACAATTGCTATGGGAGATTTAGCATGATAAAAACACCAGAGTTTCAAGGAACACATCTATGGGAACGATTGCATTGGGCAAAAGAGAACCTAGAGAAAGTGCAATCAGATATACGAGTAGTATATGAAGACCCAGAGGATATGGATAATCCTGCAAAGATATTAGTTCCTGACCCTAATTGGATGGCTTGTGCATTACAGGGTGGCATACTACCACCTGTTGAAGTATATTGGGAATTAGCAAAAGACGAAGCACAACCTGATTTTGAAAAACATACGAGAGGGTATTTGTTGCATAACACTAAACCTGTTGAAGCAATGACAGAGGAACAAGCAATAGAATACCTAATCCAAAAAGATATCCCACAACGTGTATGGCGAACATGGGATGAAGGTAATAAACCAAAGATGGTTATATGCCAAACACATCAACTGCCTGAACATCGTCAATGGCGAAATGCATGGCAGATAACTGATGATATAGAACTAGCAGCATAAGGAGAAACATATGACAAGTTTTATTGTAGACAAAGATGGCAACCAGATTGATGCTTCAACTGTTTCATCAAAGCCATCTGACCGACATTTTAGAAATGCTTGGGCAATTTCTGGTAAAGTTATAGCTGAAGATATGACTAAAGCTAAAGAAATATTTAAAGCAAAAATTAGAGAAGTAAGAAAACCTTTGTTAGAAGCTGAAGATGTAGTATACATGAAAGCACTAGAAGATGCTGACAGCGATGCACAGACTGCAAGTAAGAATAAGAAGAAAGCATTGAGAGATGCACCTGCAGCAAGTGCAATTACAAATGCAGATACAATCGCTAAACTAAAAGCAGCGTGGGATACATCTGTACTTGGTGACAGTCCTTACGCATAAGGAGTAACGATGGCTTTAACTAAAGTAAGAACAAGTGGCATGGCTGATTCTGCAATTACCACAGCAAAGATAGCAGATTCAAATATAACAAATGCAAAACTTAGTGACACATTTGGAATGGTACATCTTAATACAACCACAGTTTCTAGTGGTGTAGCAAATGTAACTTTTAGTTCGTCTTTAATAACTGATACATATATGGACTATAAAGTTACTATTAGATTTGCAGCAGGTGCAACAAACGGACAAGCACTTTTGGTTTATTTATCAGATAATAATGGTACAGCTTATGATATATATGCTGAACAACATATGCGATACCACGATTTGAAAGCATCTCTTGCTTCTGGTAATGCTGGAACAACTGGTAATTCTGCGTTTAACGTACAATTAGGTGCTGGTACAGAAAGTACTGCAAATAGGGGTATTAATGCAACTATAACTTTTATTGGGTTAAGACAAACTACTGGTTATAAAGCACTCCGTTATGATTGTATTGGAGCTCATGACAATGATGGTGGACATAATACTGGTAATGACTATTGGTGGGAAGGTGCTGCAAAAATTATAGGTTCGTCAAATTCTGATAGAACAGCGATTAATAATTTAAAGTTTCAATTTGCAAGTGGCAATGTTGCACAGGGTACGTTTAGTTTGTATGGGATAGTAGCATCATGAAAAAGATTGTGGATGGCATTGAAATTGAAATGACAGATGCAGAGATTGCATCAAAACAAGCAGAAGATAAACAAAATTTAGAAGGAACATTAGTACAAAGAATGTCTGTTTTAAGAAACAAAAGAAATAATTTATTAGCTGAAACAGATTGGATGGCTAGTTCTGATGTTACCATAAGTAACGATTGGAAAACATACAGACAAGCATTGCGAGATATTACTAAAACAGAGCCAACTGATATGGCTTTAAGCAATATAACATTCCCAACGAAACCGAGTTAATTATGCCATACATAGGAAAAGCACCAAATTTTGGAGTAAGAAACAGATACATCTATCAAGCCACAGCAGGTCAAACCTCTTTCAGTGGATCAGATAGTAGCTCCCTAGTTCTATCATACAACGACAGTTTGTATATGGATGTGTATCAGAATGGTGTGCTGTTAAAGCCCGGAACTGACTATACAGCTACAACAGGCACAACAGTCGTTCTTGTTACAGGTGCAAGTTTAAATGACGTAGTTGAGATGGTTGTGTATGATGTGTTTAGCGTAAACAATACTTACACTAAAACAGAGTCAGATACACGTTATCCATTTAAAGGCAACAACAGTATTATAAGGTTAAATGGTCAGACTATATCAGCAGACATTACAATTGACAGTGATGAGAATGGTCAAAGTGCAGGCCCTATAACACAGAACGCTACAGTGACTGTTAATGGTTATTGGAGTATCGTATGACTAGTCAGTTAAATGTAGACACAATAGCTAACAAGGCAGGTTCTGGAACTGTAGCTTTTACAAAACAAGAAGGTGTAAAAGCAAGATTAAACTATAATGACAATTCAGCATCAATAAGAGAAACTTTTAATGTTTCTTCAATTAGTGATGAAGCCGCAGGTAAATTTAAACCTACTTGGACTAATAATTTTGGTAATGTAAATTACTCAGCTACTGCAAATCATGGCGAAGATGCAAGTTTATACTCTAATTTTGGGGATGGAAGTAGAATTAGTTGGTTTAACTCATCAAGAACAACAGCACTTACTTATGGTTCAACTGATGTTTTTGGTGATGGTTTTAGAGATATGGTCGCAGTAGATGGAATGTTTGTAGGAGATTTAGCGTAATGGCAAGTGTACTAAAAGTAGATTCAATACAAGACACATCAGGAACTGGTAATATATTAATGCCTAACAGACCATGTTTTTATGCGTATATGAGCAGTGGTTCTTTTGCACCAGATTCATCAAACTCAACAAAGACACCTTTGAATGCAACAGAAGTTAATCAAGGCAGTTGTTGGTCAACTACAGATCATCAATTTACAGCACCTGTAGCAGGAATTTATAGTATAACTTGGGGTTTTACATTTCAAGACAGTGATAATTCAAGATATGTAGCATCAAGAATATATAAAAATGGTTCTAATATAGGTTCTGCTCACAGACAATCACAACCAACAGCACAAGGTGGTAATCAGTATGATGGTATTGATGGTTTAAAAATGATTTTATCTTTTTCAGCAAGTGAAACATTTTACGTTATACTGCAACCATCAGCTACTTTAACTGTTTCTGCTGAATATGGAACATACATGAGTGGATTTTTAATAGGTTAAAATATGGCAAGTGAACTAAGAGTAAATACGTTAAAGGATGCAAGTGGCAATAACTCTGTAGCAACGAGTGTGGTGTTTGCAGGTTCGGCAAAGGCTTGGATTAATCCTGCTGCAAATTTAGCAAGTATATTAGATAGTTATAATGTGTCTTCTCTTGATGATGACGGAACAGGAGATGGTGGAGTACATATAACAAATGATATTTCTTCAGTTAACTATGCTATTTCTGGCATAGCAGATGATGGTGGAACAAGTGATTCTTGGTCAATGGTTGATGTTACAAATGGAACACAAGCAGCAGGTTCTTTTGATTTTGAAGTTCATTGGGGAAACGCTGGAAACAATAGAACAAATGCAGATTATGAAGTATATCTTGTAGTACACGGAGATTTAGCATGAGTAAAGCAGCAGAATTAGCGGCATTGATAGGAAGTCAGTCTTCTTTGGCTAATCGTAATATGATTATAAATGGAAATATGGCTGTTGCACAAAGAGGAACAAGTACATCTAGTGTAACGTCATCTGGTTATTATGCGTGTGACAGATGGAAAATTCTTGATAACTCGGATGCCACGCTTACAATATCTCAAGCAACAGATTTACCATCAGGTCAAGGTTTTAATAATAGTTTTAAAATAGATGTAACAACTGCTGACTCAAGTGTAGGAGCAGCACAGTATGCAATAATAAGACAAGGTTTTGAAGGTCAATTCTTACCAAGATTACAAAAAGGGTTTTCAACAGCTAAATCAAGTACAGTTTCTTTTTGGGTAAAATCAGGATTAACAGGAACACATATATGTAGATTGTATGACCACGATAATTCAAGACAAATATCTAAATCATATACAGTAAATGCAGCAGATACTTGGGAGCATAAAACAATTACCTTTGCAGGTGATACATCAACAGGTGACCCATTAGATAATGATAATGCACAAAGCATGACATTAGATTTTTGGTTACTTGCTGGTTCTAATTTTACAAGTGGTTCGTTACAAACTACTTGGGCTGATGATACTGCTGCAAATTCTGCTGTAGGGCAAGTAAATGTTTTGGGTAATGCAAGTTATAATTGGTTAATAACAGGTGTTCAATGGGAATTAGGAGAGGTAGCTACACCTTTTGAACACGAAAGTTTTGATACAAATTTACATAAGTGTTATAGGTACTATCAAAAATCTTATAACTATGAAACAAATCCCGGTACTGCTACAAATAATGGTGAGTTAGGTAATGATGGTAATGGTTCAAGTGGAAATAGTACTGGGCAAATGATAGCTTATGATACGTTTTATACTGAAATGAGAACCACACCTACTATAACATTATACGATATAGCTGGTACATCTGGAAAAGTTTCAACAACTAAACATGGTACTAATGAATATAATGGTGAAACTGGAAATGTATTTAGGGCAGGAAGTAAAAACTATTCTATTGATAGACCAGCTACTGGAAATTCTGCTAATAGTATTAGATGGTTTTTTGAAGCAACAGCAGAGTTATAGGAGTTTATATGTTAGATAAAATTACATTTACATCAGTAAAAAAAGTTAATGACCCAATTAGTGGAAAACATTCTGCATATAAAGTTGTTATAAATGGAGTTACATCTAATGTTCCAATATGTGTTGGAAATAAAGAGTATGATGAAATCAAACGACAAGTTGATGCAGGTGAACTGACCATAGAGGATGCTGATTAAGGTATAAGCTATGTCATTTTCATCAATAGCTTTTTCTCAAACACCCTTTTCTGCATCAGGTGATGTATCAGTTTCTATAGATGGAGTTGTAGGAACAACGGCACTAGGTTCAGTTTCAGTAGTAGCATCATCAGCTGCTCAAAACTTAACAGGTGTAAGTGCTACATTTTCTATAGGAATTGTAACACCTATTGTTATCAAAGTTGCTGATGATGTATCTGCTACTTTTTCTATTGGAACAGTATCACTAACAACATCTGCTAACCCTACATTAGCAGGTGTAACTGTTACAGGTTCAATAGGAACACCTACTGTTACAGGTGTTCAGTTTGATTTTGATGCTGTTAAAGATCAATTTGATATATCAAGAGTTGTATATGTTAAAGCAAAAAGTACATCAGACGAAAGAACAGTAAACGTAAAAGAAGAAATAAGATTAACATTTGTAGCAAGACAATCATCATCAGATGATAGAACAATAAGAATAGCAGCGTAAAGGAGTTATATTAAATGTCATTCAGATGGCCCATTAAAGACCCTGATGAACAGTTAGATTATAGTGTAGATTGGTCTAGATTTTTAGGAACAGCAACTATAAGTAGTGTTGCATGGTCTGTAAAATCAACTGAATACTCAACCGAGACTACTCTTAGTAGTGGACAAACTTTGGCTACTGCATCTAGTAGTGCGACTTCTGATACCATACAAAACATATCCCAAACTAATACAACAACTGTTGCAACAATAAATATTGCAGGTGGTACTGCAAATAGAGAGTACACATTCTTTTGCTCTATGACTGATAGTACAGGCAGTACAGCAAAGAGAAGTGTAAAGATAGCTGTGAGAGATAAATAATGGCATACAATTTTTTAACTATAGTAAATGATGTAAACAGAAGATTAAACGAAGTAGAGTTATCATCTACTAACTTTGCTACAGCATCAGGTTTTTATAACCTAGCTAAAGATGCAGTCAATGCTTCTATAAGATATCTTAATCAATCTGAGTATGAATGGCCCTATAACCATGTGCTTCAAGAAGATACATTAACAGCTAGTACAGGTAGATACCCATTTCCTGATGATTCAAAAACAATTAACTTTAGAAGTTTTAGAATAAAAGAAAACAGTACACTAGGTAATCAGACTATGAAGTTAAAAGAACTTGCATATAATGAATACCTAGAAAAGTACGTAGATCAAGAGTATAAAGCAGAGCCTACAAAAGGTGTACCTAGATTTATTATATGTGCTCCATCGTTAGAGTATATAGTACAACCTTTGCCTGACAAAGCATATGAATTAGTTTATGAGTACTACAGAATAGCTGTAGAATTAGAGAACCATAATGATGTACCAAATGTACCTGAAAGATTTAAACATATCATAGTTGATGGTGCAATGCACTATGCCTATTTGTTTAGAGGTAATACACAGGATGCTGTAGTAGCAAAAGAAAAGTTTGACGAAGGTATTAAACATATGCGTTCTCTATTAATTAATAATAACTACATATATGTTAGATCATATATGACACCTAGTTCTAGTGGTAGAGGTAGGGTTGGAACATCACTAACAACATCAGGTTCATCATTGGATTCTTTATAAATGCCGACTACATGGAAAACATATCCCTTAGAGTTTAAAGGTGGGTTAGTATCTAACCTGTCTCCACTACAGCATGGTATGCAACTTCCTAACTCAGCAAGAGTATTAAGTAACTTTGAACCATCTGTTCAAGGTGGTTTTAGAAGAATAGAAGGTTTTCAAAAGTTTGATGATAATCAAGTGCCACCATATGGCGAACCAAAGATATCTACTACAGTATCGTCAGGTGGTAGTAGTATAGTTTTAGGTAATATGTTTTCATCTCCTAGTGTAGGTGATACATTTACAATAGCAGGTAACGCACAAGTATATGCAGTGGCATCTGTAAGCACAACAGACTTAACAGCAAACAAAAGAGTTACAGTAGGTTTTACACCTAACCTTGTAGCAGATGCAACAGATCAAGTAGCCGTTACTTTTGTAACAGGGTCAGGAGATATAGAAGGTGTAGCATCTTTTGAAGATACAGTTATTGTAGCAAGAGGTGGTAACTTATTTAGATCGGCAGGTTCTGCATCTAATTGGACTAGAATAAATATACCTGTATATGGAACAGTATTAGTTAATGGTGGGTCACAGTCAGGTACTACATTAGCTATAGATGCACTAACTGCTGCACCTCAAGCAGGTGATACATTTACTATAGCTAACGTAGCTAAAGTGTATACAGTAACAGCAGATGCAACTGTATCGTCAGGTGGGTCAACTATAAATATTAATCCTGCTCTTGCAAGTGCTCCTGCTGATAATGCTGTTGTAACATTTTTATCTTCTGATAGATCATTAATGTCAAAGCATAGGTTTAGTACATTTAACTTTAATGGAACAGAAACTTTAGTAGGTGTAGATGAGATTAATAAACCTTTTACATTTGATGGTTCTGTTTTTAATTCGCTAGATAATGCACCTTCAGATGTAATTGGAGCAACGCATGTAACAAACTTTAAAAATCATATAATGTTTGCAAAAGGTTCTAATATAGTGTATACTGCATTATTTAGTTCAGATGACTTTACTGCTGCATCAGGTGCAGGATCAATTAATGTAGGTGATATAATTACAGGCATAGTTGTATTTAGAGAACAACTAATTATATTTAGTGAGAGAAGAATACAAAGACTTGTAGGTTCATCCGAAGCAGACTTTCAATTACAACCTATTACAATGGACATTGGGTGTGTTGCACCTGATACAATACAGGAAATAGGTGGTGACATTTTATTCTTAGGACCTGATGGTATAAGATCATTAAGTGCTACGGATAAGATTGGTGACTTTGGTTTAGCTGTTACATCTAAACAAATACAGGATGAAGTAACAAACTTTGTAAATAGAAACACATCATTTTCAAGTTTAGTTATTAGAGAAAAAAGTCAATATAGAATATTTGGTTTTAATCGTAGTATTACTGCAACATCTGCACAAGGTTTACTAGCTACACAATTACAAGAAAGTTTAGCATGGGGTGAGCTTAGAGGTATAAGAGCATTTGTAGCAGACAGTAATTACAACGGCACATCTGAATTAATTGTGTTTGCACATACGGATGGTTACGTGTATAAGATGGAAGATGGTAATAGTTTTGATGGAAGTAATATAATATCTACATTTGCTAC